ATCGACTGAAGCTTCAAACATTTCTTTCATAACCTTTAGTTCAACTTCACCAGGTTTCTTTGGAAGGAAATCTGACATGTTGTAAAGACCATGCGTTTCGATTGCTGCCTTTTCTGCATCGTCCAAAGCACGTTCTTTACGTGACCAAGATGATGTAGAGTAATCTGCGTAACCACCTTTAGAAGTTTTCTTAACTCTAAAGTCAACGCCACGCATATAATCTGTTGGCAGTTCTTCAAGCTCTGGATCCATCAATGCACCCTTAATGATCTGGAAGATCTGTGGGCCAATAATAAATCTACGGATTGGGTTTTCCGGCTTGCTATCTTCGTTTAGCGGGTCTTCAGTAACAAACCCTTGGAATACATACGAACGTTTTTTCCAATACTTACGTCCCATATCTTCTAAAGATTTATCTTTAAACCATGGACGAACTTCTGTTAAGATCGGACATGGTGTTCCATCATTATACATTTCCATACATGGAACTTGTACAATTACCTGACGTGAGTCAGTGTCGCCTTTTACTCCAGCGAATGGAAGTTTGATCATTGCACGTTCTGCCCAAAAGAACGTATTCGATTGATCAGCGTCAGGTAAGAAACGAATTACTGCTTCTTTTCCTTCTTGCATATTCCAATGTGGGTAAATTGCGTTGTCGCCGCCTCCAGTGTTATTACCGGATGAGCGATTTTGTTGTTCCGCTAGTTTTGCGCGGATTTCTGCGAGTGATGCCATTTGTGCCTCCTATAGCCTTGTTATATGTTTTCACTTTCATGCCTAAGCATATGTTATATTATATGCAACTTTATTTATCTTGTCAACTGTTATTTTAACTAAATGTGGTTTTATTCAGCCAAAAAGAAAGGAGGCCGAAACCTCCTTGCTTGTGTACCTATGTACTACAGTGCCTTGTGCAATTGAGCAACTAGTTTATCCTTAGTCAGCCTTCTATCTAATTCAATACCGTTTTCTCTGCCTAATTCTTCTAACTTAACTTTTGTCAGTTTACCTAACTCTTTCTTAGTCATCTTCTTAGGTTTTGCTGGGGCCTTTTCTGTCACTTCGTTCTTTAGTACCAAAGGTTCTACCTTGGGAGCTTCAGTTGACGTGAACAGCTTTTTAATCCAGTTAAACATAATCTTCTCCGTTAAAGTATTATTTAATTCTTTTAGTATGCGCCAGCTAAGGTTTTGATTCTTTCGAGTTCTTCGATTTCTTCTGCGCCTTGTTCTTGTGCAGGTGCCATACGCTCTACCATTTTACGAGCAACCATTCCAGCTTCTTCGCCGAACTTTTTGTCTACCATAGTAGCAACACCTTCTGGGCCTTTTGGAAAAGTACCACTGTTTTTATCGTACATGCTTACAATAAATTGTGCTACTTCATTAATGTCATATGACTTACCATCTACTTCAAAAGATTTTTTGCCTGCTTTCTTTGCTTTATCTAATTCACCTGAGAACTTGTTACCTTCACCAAAGTCATCTTGACCGGTGTAGTTACCTTCGTCATCAAAGTCTGTATCAAGCATGTCAATTGCAAACATAGCATCTGCTGAATCGTACTTACCGTTTCTAATTGCATCTGCTACTTTTTGTTTTGGCATTTTTAATTTTTCTGCATCGTGATCCATAAAGTCGCCAATAATTTCTTCTGCGCCTAACATAGCATCTTTTACTCTGCCTTCTTGCTGAGTTGCTTCTTGTGGAACATCTACGTCTGCATTTGCAACTTCATCTTCTGCTGCTTCTTTTGCTGCGTCCATTGCTTCTTCGTGTTCTGAGCCTCCTGGCTGTACACAATAAGTAGCAAGGTCATCATCAACTTTAGCATTTCCGTCTGGCTCACACTCACCTCTTAATGACTTAGGATCAATTGTAACTTGGTATCCTTGAACACCTGGTGCACCATCTTCTTGATCTAGATGTGCTGTAAAGTGTAATGTTCCCATTTGTGTTTCGCCATCGTCGCCTGTAAATTCAAATTCAGTTTCACCATCAAACTTATCTGGCATAAAACCTTCTTGTTGTGGTTCTGCTTGATCAGCACTTACTGCTGGCTCATCAACCATGTCACCAAAGTCTAATGCTTCTAACTGTTCAGGTGCATGTTCTTCCACCCATGCTTTAACAAGTGGACGAGCATCACTGTTCGGATCTTCCTTTGCCTTCGTTTTAATATCGTTAAACAGTCTGTTGTCTTCGATAATACCTTTTAAACTTTGAATAGCATTTGTACCATCTACGCCTACTGGAAAGTCTTGACTTACTAATTCGTTTAGACTTGCAACTGCCTCTTTAATTTCTTCATCGCTACCTGCTGTAAGTGGTGAGTCCTCACCTAATGCCATAGCCCAATTTTCAAATGATGCAAATGGGTCACTAGCCTCGTCCATGTCATGTATGCCGTTACCGTTATCATCAATCCAATGTCTACCATTCTCATCATGTGAGTCATGGTCACAATCGGTTGTAGGTTTGTGCATTACATCTCCACAGTCCTTACAATGATATTTGTCTGATTCAGTTTTTGTCATTTCGACTATGTCGTCATAGCCTACAATTTCATCTTCTTTCATTAGTCTGTATAGTACAGGAAATACTGATGTTAAATCTTCTTTGAAATTTCTTACTGTAAATTGATCTTTGAATTGCTCCATTACATCATCTGGAACTTCCATTGCCTCTGGTGCCTGGAAACTTTCTACATATGATTCGTAGTGAGCCTGTTTAGAAATTTTTGCAATTCTTTCTCTAAGAGCATCAAGTTGGCCTTTGCTACGTTCAACAACTGAATTTGTGTCGGAGTTCATTAAGTCGTTACGTACTACATAGCCTGTGAAACTTTTTAATTGTGCAATCTCTTCACTCATCTTAATAATGCTTTCACCAATTGCATCATATGGAGCACCACCATTTGCAACGTGTCTTTGCATAGCTCTTGCGCCTGCTAAGTGAATAAAAGGATATTTAAATCTTTCGCCTTGACTGTTTTCAACAAACAAAGCAGCAATATTTCTTGATCTATCACCTGGCTTCATTTCTGTATCATCAGCAAGTGTTTTACTGTGCTTAATAATTAATCTTGTGTCTTCCAACTTTTGGAAGGACTGTTTCTTTGTCCCGTATAAGGTGCTCTCATTCATTGTACTCTCTCCGACTGGTTTTACTATTGTGTCATTATCCGCTTGTGGATTTGAATATTGACTTAGGAATGCATAATCTCTTTGGTCTAGATTGTCTTTAGCAATGTCTCTAGTATCAAATGCTAGTAGTCGACGCTTACTAAACTTTCTTAATTCTTTTAAAAATCCATACCAATTATCTTTTTGTGGGTCGTCCATGCCTTCAGTAATACCATTTGAAAAGTATACTTTCATTGAATTCGGCTCAGCAAGGCTAATACTCACATGCCCAATATTCTTGTCTCCTTCGTTATAGTCAAAGTCAAAGAATCTGGCTTCCTCTGGGTTTATAGTAATTGACCCAGCTTCATCTCCTAATTTTAAACCTTTAAATCTACTTCTAATTTTATAGAACAGATCGGTTGCTATGTTGTTAGTTGCGTCCATATAACTATTTATCAAAATCCTGTACTTACGAAGATCGGCATTGGGTACTCATCTTCCGTCATTCTTTCCGTCATTTTGTCATAAATTTTCGGATCCCAATCAGATAATACATTGGCCATACGTACAATTAATAACGTGGCGGCCACTAAATCGTCATGTTCACCTGTTTTTGCACCATAACCAACACCGTGTGCTACGAATGTTTTTAGCTCTGATATAAGCGGTTTACTGTGTATTTTCATCTTATTCTTTTCTAATAAGTTCTTTAATCCGCTACATGCAGTAATCTTTGTTTTGTGTGTAGTATTAAATCCTTTTCTATAGCGTCTAACGTGTCCTTTTCTAATAGGTTCACTTAAAAATAAGCCATTAAAGTTTTCTTCGCCTATATCTTGTATAACAACTAATGCTGCTTCACCAATTGTGTTATTCTCTACACTGTAATATATTGTAGGATTTGCATTACCACCTGCTGCACATTCAGCCTGAATGTACGATAGTATTTCTCTTAATGTTCTTACTTGCTGCTGTACTGGTGTTAGATTGTGTCGCCATTCTCCTACCTGTGTCATACTAGGCATTTCAAATATTTGAATAGCACCATAGTCACCACCTGTACCTAAACTTGGATCCATACTTACTAAGTATGTTGCTTTAGGATTAATTTTCTTGTACCAACGTGTTTGTCCAGTATTCATAATAGGTTCTGAACCTTCTAGTTCTGCTAACTTAACACTATTAATAAGTGTTTCATCAAAGATTAAGAATTCGCAATCAAACTCACGTCTAAAACGTTCATCTCCAATCTTTGCTTTTTCTTCCATTGCCCATGCTTCATCTCTATCTGGGTGTTCAGTCCAAGGAGCAAAGTAAGGGAAGAAACCGTTAGTACCTACTTTTAAGTCATTACCATGATCGTCAAACTTTTTATTTGCTTCTGTCCAAATCATAGCAAATTGATCTTCGTCTGAGTTTGGTGTACTTGTAACAATTGCTTTACCACCTGTTGACAGTGTAGGAGAAAGTGCAGTCCAAAACTCTTTGGCTTTCTCTGGCGGTTGCACAAATGCAAACTCATCACAGTATATTAATGAAAGTGATTTACCACGTCCAGTATCTTCTGTTGTAGTAGTTGCTTGTATTCTACTACCATTATCAAATTCTATTGTGTTTCTGTTATATGTATAGATACCTGCACGAATAAAGTCTGGCAAAGTTTCGTATCCATATCTATATCTATTCATAATATCTTGCGCACCTGTATACTTGTGTGCAGCAATTAATACTTGTGCTTCAGGTGTAAACATAGTATACCATAATAGATATCCAGCAGCACATGTTGTTTTACCCATCTGTCTTGGTAACATAGCAACACAATATCTATTTTCTGCGTATGCTTGTATTAGTTCTCTTTGAAATCCGTATGGTACAAACTTCATTGATCCTTTTGTAGGGTGTTGAATAGTTAAAAAGTTTTCACAGAAATATAGTGGTCCTGTGATAGGATCCATACAAGCCTCTAAGTGCTTAACTTCTTCGAGTGTATATTTTTGTTTTTTATGGGCCTTCTTAATCTGAACGCCATCTAAACTCTTTGCCATACTAGTATTTATAGAAGAAAATAGGCTCCGAAGAGCCTATTTGGATATTGTAAAACGTAGGATTATGCTAATTCTAGTGTAGTTTTTACTGTGCAAGTAGCACCAGTAAAGTCAATCTGTGCAGGAGTTGCACTTGACAAATCACCTAATGCAATAATTTCATCTTCGATTTGTTCAACAAGTGTTTCAGCACCTGCGCCATCATAGTCTAATGAATCATTTGGTTGCTCAACAATAAGTGCAAACTTTTGGTTTGTACCGTATAGTGCGCCACGAATAACAACTGTACAATATTTTTCAACAATACGCATAATGCTTTCAATTGCTAATCCGCTGCCTGTCTGAGCATTTACTGCTGCACCACATGCAACTTCAAATACTGTTAGCGATTTGTTACCGTTATAATGAATGGCTGTCATGTCAGCATATGGTTTTCTGTTTTCAGCAACTTTTACTGAGCTACCTCCGCCAATTGTTGATTGTGTTAAGTCTGCCATTATTTCTCTCCCTTAGCTTCTGCTAAACGTTGTGTAAGTTCAGCGTGAATTTGAGCTCTTAGGTCATCGCCCTCTTTTACTTTTTTCATAGGATTGTCACCGTCAGCTACTTTAGGATGTGTGCCTTTAGGACGGTTCATTCCACCTGCTAATTTGTTTTGCATATAGTCAATGTCTCTGTGATCTTCATCAGGCTCATTAGCATATGCTTCTTCTTTATCTTTTTTGTCGTCATCTTTTTCCATGTCATGATCGTCCATGTCATGGTCACCGTCGTCATCTTTGTCTAAGCCTTTAATCATATCGTGGTCGGCATCATGGTCATCTTTATCCATTCCCATGTCCATATCTCCACCTGGCTTGTCATCGTTGTCGCCGTCAAAATCTGGTAATAATTTGTTAATTGGTTTTGGCATTGCAATAGTCATGTCTGGCATGTCATCAATGCTTGGCTTTTCAGGTTGGTTAATCATATCTGGATTAACTTTAGTCATTAGTTTAAGCACGTCTTCAATTGCATCGCCTTCTGCACTGATATTGACATTCATTCTTGCTTTGTCTTTACCTTCTGGTGCTGTCATTGGAGCCGGTGTAGGCATTGGAACTGGCATCTCTGTAACAGGTGCATCAGTTGTATCCAGCTCACGCATTCTTTGCATAAGTTCGTTAAAGTTCATTATTTACTCCCTACAGGGCTGTTAACACCCGCTTTGTCGATTTTAATTTTAGGAACGTCTGCAAGTACGTCTGCTTTTAATTTATCGTGTCCTAATTCCTTCTTACGTTCTTTAGAAGTTTTCTGCAAGTCTTTCAAAAATGATTTGTTAAAATCATCACCAAAGTAGTCTTTGTATTTAACTTTGCCTGCTTCTTTATATTCGTTGTCGTGTAATAGTGCGCCTTCTCTTTTGTCATCATTAATTTGATACTCTTCAGTTGGGCTGGCACTGTTTACTACTTTACAATGCGTATCATCACATCCACATTGTTCACAACATATCTTTTGTACTTCGATTGGAGTAATAGGATAGTTTGTAACAAGATTGAATGTAGTTACTTCCATGTTAGTTAGTTCTGGAAAATCCATAGGAACTTCTGTAACTGGAGTCTTATTCATTTCTTCGCAAGTTACTACTTCTCTAGAAGCCACACAGGCCTTTAATTTATCGCAAAAGCCTTCAGGAACTTCACCTGCTACTTTTACGTTGAAGCTGTATACTTTCTTGCTTTCTGTCAAATATTCACTGAACGTTTTCATACTAGTATTTATTCCTTTCCGCCTAATTTCTTCATAAGTTCGTTGCGATCTAGCATAACATAGCCTGATCCATTAACAATTTCATTGGGATCTTCGGGTGAATCCTGGTCAAGTTTAAGTTTTCTCATCTGTAAATCAACTGCTTTTAACTTTTTGTCAATTTTAGCAGATTTTGCATCTACAGCATTCTTAAGCATACTACTAGCAACTTCAAATATACGTCCACTGTAGCGTACTTCAACATTCATACCCAAATCCATAAGATCATCGTATGCTTTCTCAGCCTTATCAGCTAGGTGATCTAAATCCTTTTCTTCTAGATGATCCAATTCTTTTACCGCCGGTAATTCTTTGGTAATATTTTGGATAGCCTGATAACTTTGATCTACACTCTTTATTTCGGCTTCCATTTCTTCAGCCTTAATTACCGAAGTTTCAACCTCTTTTGGTTCTTCGATATTAGACTCTTTGTCCTGTTCTTCCAAATTAAAAAGTTCTTCTAATTTCTTTGTCATACTATTACTTATCTTCTCTTGGGGCCTTGGTGAAAAATATCTTCTTCGGTTACTACCCTAAAACGTAGTCCTTTTTGTTTACACCATGCCGTTGCTGCTTCCCACTTTGCCATGTTTAGCAAATATTGCTCTTGATTGTATCTACTTTTACCAACACTTTCACGCATAGTTTGATTCTTAGGTTTAACTTCAATTACCTCTGCGTGGTTTTTACCTTTCTTATCTGCATACACAATAAAGAAGTCAGGAACATATATTGTATGCTTACCTGTTAGTGGACTTCTATATGGAATCTGTATACTTTCACTTGCCCATTTTTCTACACCAGGATGTTCATCTAACATTTTCATAAACACAGTTTCCCAACTTGATCTAGCAGTAGGTGTTCTTGTACCTACATACTTACTGGGATTCTTCATTGAAAATTTGCCTTGTGCGAACTTAGGCATATTAAGCACTCACGTTACGTTGTTTTGAAATATCTTCTACCGGTGTACGGTATCCTAGTGTTGATGTTGCTGGTCTATTGTTGTTTAGAATTTCAGCAACCAATGCACTGATTTGTAATTGTTCTAAACCTGTAATATCATCTAACACTTTTGTTATAGGCATGTTTTCTAACTTTGCCTGTTTTAATAATGATGTTGCAACAACTGCTGCTGCACTATCGTCGAAACCTTTACCTTTAAAAAATCCAATTGCCGTATCATAGTCAACAGCATTATATTCTAACGGAGTTTTTCCGTATTGGTCAAAATAAAGTCTAGTACGTGCTGCACTATCTTGTATTTCCTTTGGTGGTAAATTAGTAGGCATTATGTTCCTCCACCTTGATTACCAACAAACGATGAACTGTTAGTTATATTGCTTGTTGATGTTTTCTTCTTTTGTGCTTTTACAGGTCCGTTAGTTGAATCGTTCTTAGGAAAGAATATTCCTGCTGCACCTGATATTGTATTTGAAATTTGTTGAATGCCCCCAGGGCTTGTTAAAATATTAATGGCTTCATTTTTTAAACCATCCTTACTTAAACCTCTAATGTTCTTATATGTGTTTACTGCGGCAATTGCTGTACCTAAGAATGACTTAGGACTTTCAAATGCACTGCCGTTACCAATAGCACCAAACACTGCTTCGAGTCCGTCAAGTACTCCGCCTTCACCTGTTAATAATCCTGTTCCGCCACCTGCTATACCTAATGGAGATGAAACTGTATCATAGTGTAATGTTGCAAAGCCTTTTGGTGAACCTTCACTTACTGTTCCTGCTGTGTATTGCACTGCTTCGTATTGTAATGACATTGTGCTTTCAGCAGTTGAAGCACCGTCTGCATATTCCATGTTACCGGCTGTCCACTGTTGTATTTTTGGATTAATAAGTGTGTAACCTACAAAACGTCTACGTCCCATTGTATAGATTGTAACAGATTTAAAAAAGTCCGCAGTTGATCCGTTATCAAAACCATATGCATAGTTGGCTGTATCTTTATTTCTATATTGGTCTCTATCAAATGCTTGTGTAGGATTGTTCCTATCAGCAATGTAGTAACCATAGTACAATGCCCACAATGCACTTATAACACCTTGGTTATCATCGTGCATAGTAAACTGTACAGGATCATATTGAATTCGTTTGTAGACTACATGCTTTTTATTATACTGGTTTAGTGTATCCATTTGGAAACTAAACTTAGGTAAGTCTACACCTTTTACTAACAGTCCTGTTTCTTCAGCATGTTTGCTTTTAAAGTTTGCTGCTTTAACAGCCATTGGATCTAACTCAAACCTAACATAATAATTAAATTTAGTTTTAGGTGCAAGACGTAGTGTATTATCAATGAACAGTCTTG